AAGTTCAGTTGCGACATACTTCGCACCGTAGAGGCTGCCGCGCTGTAACCAAACGCTTGGATAGACCCGATACGGTCATTATTTTGCACGACAGCAGGAGACGCGATTGTTCCCCGCGTCAACTCCATGGCCAGATATCCGCCGGTATCGCTGTCGCGAAAAGTGACCAGGTCCATCTGTGCCTGACCACCGTTCGCCCTGAACACCATGCCTGCTGTACCAGCAAAGTAGAGGTCCACCATCGCTGTCGGTGATGCCGTGCCAATCCCCAGCCAGTGGTGAACCTTGTCCACGCAGATCGTGGTAGTGTCCACGGTTAGTCCGGCGAATGCAGGTGACGCCGTGGACGCGATGTCTTGGATCGTGTTCAGCAGGTTACTGGTGATTTTGAAGTTGGTTGTGTTGTAGTTGAACGAGATCGCCTGCCCAATGATCGAGAGTGGATCACCTCCAATGGTAGCAACAGCATGCAATGCAGATATCTGAGCGTCGGTGAGATGGCTGTACTGGCCCGCCTGGCCTCCCTGCAGACTGCCGAGGTTGTTATGGGTCAAGTTGGCCTCGGTGACATCGACGGTGGCCCCAGCGCCGACGACGGCGCCTGTGCCGGTCCCGCCGATGGATACCTTACTCGAACCAGCCGTCAGGTTGCCCCGAGCCAGTGACACCAATATCCTGTTGGTATCCGTAGCCACCAGTTGGGACACCGTTAAACCACTCAGGGTCAAACCCACGTGCGTGGGACTGGCTGTAGTCCGCACATCCTGGTTGAGGTACTGGTCGAGCCACTCCTTCAACTGTGACTCCCAGACCTCCATGACGTTCCGATAAGTCGGCCAAGTAACCATGTCATCCTCAAGTGAAGATCAGTGATACGTAGGCATCGGCGTCCGTCCCAGGAGCGTCGATACAGAGCAGCGCCTCCTCCAAGGAGGTGCTGTCCAGGTGTTCCACCTCGATCGTGTCGGTCGCCGTGACCCCGATCAGTGAGCCAGTCGTGAGACCGGCCGCGATGATCGTCGACCACCCCCCGCCGTTGATCCGGGCCTTCACATCGCTCGCCAGGGCCTTGTCGAGCGTGAAATCGTAGGTGCCAGTCACGGGAGCCACCCAACTGGTACTGACTTCTGTGGGCGAGATGACGCCCAGGAAGGTGTCGGTGGTTAGGATCGACGTGATGACGGTGGTGTGGCTGAGATCCTGCAGGGACTCCCGCAGGACGCCGTCCGCCAGGTGCCGAGCCGTGACCGAGAAGACCAGTGGCGTGATGATGCCCGCGCAGTAGCGAACGATCTTCGCTCGGGTCACGGGGATCGACGCGGTCCCCATATTGTAGTCAACGGTGAAAAGTAATAATGCACCGTCGTACACCCTGAGCCGGTACTGGGTGCTGTCGATCGTCGGGAAGGCCGAGTTCAGCGTCGCCGCGTCCACCGTTAACTGCTCCACCTCGTCGAGCCAGCGCCAGTCCCGCCGGTTGAACGTGACTGCTACTCCCCCGTCGATACTGGTGGTTGTCGGGAATATTGACCCATTCAATGACAAGAGTGAAGGTGGATATGGTCTCAGGGCCCTGTAATTGAGGATTAATGCGGTGGGTGTTACTGAACTGGCGTCCATCACCGCGTCGTCCGAGAGCGGTAGCAGTTTCACACTCAACTCAGTCTCCGAAGGCAGGATCGTGGCATTCAGCCCACTGCCCAGGGAGACGAGCCAGGCGGTGGCGTTCCCAGCATGCGCGACCGGAGTCGTGTCACACAGACCACGATAACATCCGACCATCTGGATCCCGGTCTCCGTGTCCACCACAGAGGTGGCCGCTATCAACTCATCGTCGAGGAGAAAGAGGTTCGTCAGGTTCTGCCCCACGTCATCGGCGGTCGCTGACAGGAAGTCGGCGGCCGTCGGTGGGCCGTCGGTCGATATGTCTATTATCAGGTCAATCGTCGTGTCGACGGCCGTGACACCTGTCTCGAGTAGGGCGTGGTGGGTCAGGCCATAGACACTACCTGAGGCCACGTCGTCCACGTCGATTACGAAGCCGACTTCAGCCTTCCCCGTACCCGCAGCCGCCGTCCAGATGCGCGGCTGCATCACGTCCGCGTTACGCCGGATGATGGCATAGGGCGCCTCTACGATCATGGTGTCGGCGAATTCCGCGAGATCAGTGTCAGGAGTCACCCAACCCGATAAGGAGGGGATGTTCGCTGGGGCAACACCGCTGAAAACGTCCTGGATTAAATCCAGTTCGATCGCGTTGCAGGCAGGACCACCCATGTTGATCTTGGTGATGCGCATGGGGATGTTAGCATCTTTGTAGTCGTAGAGAACTGGTTTCCCCACATGGACGTTCCACATGGACCGCCGCGCGCTCACGCGCGCGGTCGCGAATGGGTAGGACAGGGACCGTAACTCCCGCCAGGCTATCCGTGCGGCCAGGGTAGAATCCTTGACACCGGGGAGGGATAGTGATAACGGAACGTGTTCCCCCTGGATCTGCATATTCGCGGAATCCTGCGCTGTCGCGGGTGACTCAACGTAGTCCTTCGCCCGATTGCTATAGGTCACCGTGACCTCATTTGTGGTGCCAGTCCACAGTCCCTTGTCGAAATCGAGGACTCCTGTGATGTTGCCTTCATCAAACACGTCCAAACTCGTAACGTCATAGTCATCACGGATGAGTTGGATTTTCCACTGCCCTGTCGTCGGGTCAAGGTAAACATGCCCGTCGATCTGTTTCTCGATCGTCTGGATGAGTTGTGACGCCACGCCCTTGGTGTCCTCCAGGAGGCTGAATCCATTACCCTCCGCCTTCAATGTGGCAGCCGCCGCCTTGAAACCATCGACATCAATGTCCCCGACACCATACCCGTAGATATCTGTCAGGATCTCATAGAGTTTGTTCATGGGGTTGGCGTCGGCTGTGCTCACTGTCGCGTCGGCTAACCCAAGACCGTTGGGGATCCGTTCGATCTCGAACGCCCAGGGAGCGATGTTCTGGCTGTCCTCACCCACCCACCCTGAGAAGTACACATAGGACACACCACGATACGACGCGATCGGAGTTGGTGTGGGTTTATACGCGAACCACGGGTTTGTCCCAACCTGTGTCTCATCCCCAGGGTAGAAGTAGATGTATCCCCACCCGGCCCAGAGACTGGTCACCTGACCCCCGACAGTTTGTGTCCCGGACCATATCTTCTTCTCACCCACCCAGATGCCCTTCAGGACGCACGGGCCCTTGCAGATCGCGAAGAGGATCGTCATCCCGTAGCGATAGCCAGTGATAACTTTTTTGCTGGAGAACATGCTGGTGCTGACTTTTTGTGTCTTCGCTATCGAGGTGAGGTGCCCATACCACATCACGTTAGGGCCACTTTGTCTAACAGTCCCAGTAACTGTGGGTAGCACTCGTGTCTCATCGGCGGTGGGGAGGGTGAAATCACCGAGGACCGATGGTTTCTTGTTTGCAGGCACCTCCGTGGTCAGCGCTGAGATGATCTGGCTCACCGCGAAGGTTGCTGTCCACAATAGGAAGACAAACCAGAAAGCCATCAGTAGAGTCCTGTCAAGAAGATGTTCTTAGTCGGTACGTAGGGGCAACCCCGGAAGTTGTTGAGGTTGTCAAATTTGGCGACGCACATGGCGATAGAGCGATCACACCCGGCGTACACGGTGACAACCTTCCCGACCATGTCGACGGAGAACGGCAAGATCAGCGTGAGCACGTCGCCTGCCTGCGCCAAGATCTGACGATAGTCCTCAGTCCCATAGGCGACATAGCCGGGCAGCGCCCAACCGGCACCTTTCGTGTTGCCGAGTCCGCTCACGGTGATCGTGTTGCCACAGACGACAGTCACCTCGGCCGAGTACTGGAAGTCGTAGACACCGCCTGTCTTGTGGTCCTTATCCACCCTGCAACGGTCGTCGAAGAGGAACGCCTGGCACTGGGGCGAGAATGTGTCTTCTGGCGTTTCCTTGTCAAAACTGGAGACGATCGATTCCAGGTGCAGGGTAGCCTTCTGTTCGTCGTCAGAAAATTTTATGCTCTTCACCATACCCTTGTAGATGACACGGAGACTTCGGGGATCGTCGTCTCGGTCCAGCCACTGGATAGTGACAACGACTGTACTTCCCGGGGCAAAAGACTTGCACGATGCGGGGAAGGCGTGGCTGGCCGGCAGCGTGATATCCAGTGGTTCCTGGCCATCGGTGATGTCCCCGCGTGTGATTGCGACCGGAATGAAGGGATGCACGATCGTCACAGTATCAACGGAATTACACAACCACCACGTCGTGCCCCCCTTAGTGATGGTGTAGAGTTCAACAGGCCGCGACACTGGGCCGATGACGTTCTCAGCCGGCGCCGCCAGGTCGAGATCCTCAATCTTGCCGCTCGTGGCGTAGGAGGGATCCGCCGGCATGTCATTTCTGGTGATCGTCGCGACCAGATACCGGTAGTCGTTCTGCTCGCCGATCCCGCAGTCGAGGGATAGGGTGTCAACCAGGGTGTAGCCACTCTCTAAGTAGTAGTTGCCGGTGCAGATGCGCGCGACCACCTGCCCTGTCTCGTGACTACCACCGTTGTCGTCCCGGGAGACACTGACGTAATATGTCACCCCGAATGTCAATACGGCGCTGATATCGTCTGCGGGCGTCCCGTTCGCTGATATCCGCAGGTAGATCTCCGGGGAGGGACCAGTCTGATTGATGAGGAAAAGACCGACGTAGTCCTCTCCTGCCTGCTCCAGAGTCGCTGGGGCAGCAATGTCTTTGCACAAAAGGTAGAAATACACCCAACTGCCAACCACAGAGTCGCCGGAGGTAGGCAACGTGATCTTGATCCTATGATTGAAGTCGCCGGAGAAGTAGTTCGCTCCAAAGTCCTTATAGAGTCTTGTGTCGGCACCAATGTTGCGCGGTAGGTGGTTCCACGTAGCACTCGCCGCCCCCACCGTGAGGTAGGCGTCAGGGTTATCGCAGTGGTATGTGGTGAAGTTCTCAATCATGGATTGCACCGTACCACGGGCACCTGGCAGACGGCATATCCCAGCGCGTTCGTATGCTGGATCACGACATCGTCCGTGTCGAGCCGCACCAGATCCCTGTACTCAATTCTATCGATATCTGCGACTTGGATATCGTTGCCCCATACAGAATCCACGGTCAATCGCTCCACCAATGATGAAATCACTTGCCAACTCACGACAGTCTTGGACACGAACGTCCCATTCCTCAGGCAAACCCGGATATCCTTCTGGGCACCTACGTGGGCCGTATAACCGCAGTAGGCCACGTCAAGAGTCGTCTGTGCTGAAGGTAGAAGAGCCACCGGCACCAGATCCTTGGCGAAGGTCATGAGATAGAAGGACACCTTCATCCCCTGTAACTTGTAGAGCATCTCGCGGAGATCCCAGAGTTCTGCCCGATCGTGTGTCTTGAAGCCCAGGACACAACCACGGTCGGATGTGGTTCGTAGGGTGCTCTTGGAGAAGAGTCCCTGTGGGTTGTCCACGGTGTGGAGCAATTGTGAGATACCTTCCGTAAGGTCACCGTCCACTGCGTTCACATCACTGATCGTGAGTTCACCGTTCACGTAGGCAGTTAGTCCGAGATCGTTGTCCTGCGGCTCGATGGCGAACTTGGCGTCGTAGATCGCGTAATCCATCCTCCGCGATATGGTGATGCCACCTTCAACATAGGCAGACGAGAGCGGGAGTACTTGTGTCTTGGTGGGATAGTCATTGAGTAGGAGTTCGCTACTCTTGAACGTGATCTCTGTCTCAGTGACAGTATCTACCTCAAGCGCGTCGTAGCAACCAAAATTGCGGTAGACCAGGACATAACCTCCAGCAGTGAACTCGGACAATGCCGTCGTCACCACGTGGATATGGTTGTCTCCGACCAGCGCCGCTACTGATAGGTATGCCGGTTCGTACCAGTGCGGGATGGTGACTCGGTCACCAGTCCGGCCATATAGGATCGACTCCATGTACTGCCGGTTGTCGGCGATCTGCATCTCAATGACCTTCTGTGGTACTTTTCTGCCAGTGATCCGTTCCTCGGTCCCATCGATCATCCGGTTGATAGTCGTCAGGAATTGGAGGTGTTCTGGCACCATTGTCTCTGGATAAAGAGCCAGGGCGGGTCGGTCACCACTCTCACGAGGATCTCCGCTATGTCCGGCAAGGATCAGGAATGATGAAGTCCCAACTCCGTACACAATGGGACTGAGATATGTGTAGTCACCACCTGAATAGGTCTTGAAGGCAATATCCACTGTATCGTACATCGTC